GTAGTCTTTATAAAACAGGTTTGTTCATCTGATTTTGTACCTACTTTTTTAATGAAGTCTTTTACTGTTTCAAGTGGTATTAATACATAGTCTAATTGCTCCGGAATAGCATTAAAACTATCACCTGCATTTATATGGCATAACAAATGGCCGTTACTGGCTGCAATATGATCGGCCGCAACTTTTACAGTGTTTAAATAATATCTAGCATCTGTTTTTTTAGGCGCTGCCGCTAGTGCTAATCTTAAATCTTTAATTTTCATTTTAATTTATCCTAGTTTATTGTATTAAAAGGCCCGTGTTAAGCGGGCCTTGATTAAAATTTAGCCATTCATTACTGAGTGCTTAAAAGTGAAGTAATATCCATTGTCATCACTACCATAACCCATGGTATCAATATCAACTTGCAAGTCGTGCTTAAGCACAAGCGCTTTAACAGCCTGAAAATGGCAAACTTCATAGCTGAACTCATGAGGATATGGAATAGTGACGCTAAATTTATTCATTGACGCTTTGATTCTGGAACCGCGTGTATTTGATGGGCCTATATATTTTGTTTTTATTACGTTCATTTTAGTTTACCTTTAGTTTAGTGGATTAAAAGGCCGCCTAATAACGGCCTTGAATGTTACAGTAAATAGTTTATCAGATTTTCTACCAGTGCAACAGTTAGCACTAATATCCCAACTGTTATTAAAGCATTTAATTCTAGTTTTGACATTGTTTTTCTCTTTTCGTTTAAATTAATTACTAATATACGTTTTTATATCTTAATGTAAAGGTTTTCTTTACATTAGTTAAAATGTTAGCTTTGTTAGTTGAATGTTAGTCATAAAAATCGTATTGATTGCATACGCCTTAGCCTAGCAAGGGCGCGGCTTAGGGGTATTTGTTAGTAATGTTAGCTATAGTAAAATATAAAAAGAAAAATATATGTATAGGTATATAGTGTAAAGGAATAATGTCCCGCCGTACTCCAAGATGAAACCTATGCTAACATTGCTAACAATCTCTACAACCCGCGTATAATAAGGGATTGTTGTTAGCTATAAATAGCTAACATTTTTAAATTAATCCCATTCTGGACAAATAAAAGGCGAAATCACACCAATGGCCGTTGCTTTTGCTGTAAGCGTTAAATTATCAGAATAGACTGTTAAAAGTATTGTTGAACTTTTACGTTCTAAACGTATTCTTGCGCCTATATGATGCTTAAGCCTGTTATAGATCGCGTGGTATTGCTTAGGCTTAAGTGTTAAGGCTTTAAGGTCGAAGGCTAGATGCTCTAGGCTAGCGTATCTAAGGTCGATTAATGTTTGCATTGTTAGCGCCTATTTATAATTGATGGAACTATCAGTATATAGTAGGCTCAAAGCTATGCAACTAAAAAGACTAACTAACATTGCTAACATTGCTAACACTGGCCAGGCTATAGGCCTATGCTTGCACCTACTAGGCCGCCAACCCTTGCTATCCGTGGCCTGTAGCGTGTACCATGTTGTAAGTTATTGATTTATAAGGGGGGAGCTAGGGGGGGGCGTTGAATAAGCCGGATAGGCGCAGACGGGGGTTACCTGCGTGAGCGGGGGCGGGGCTATATATGTAAATCTTTTGCATTTTTAGATAGGGGGGGGGCTATATATGTAAATCTTTTAGAAATTTAAAAAAAGTTAAAAAAGTCAAATTTGAAATTTTTTTTAAAAAAATTTTAGAAGGTCAAAGATTGTTTTACATACAGATATGTGCTACCCTACCAACAAACTAACCACGACTGGTGACTTATGATTTCCTTCCCCTATTCTCCGCGCGAACTACAAGCTACAGAGGCGCGTCTATCCCAAATATACGAATCAGCTAAGCTCGGATTGAAAGGTGACAAGCTCGCCCTCGCATCGGGGATGTTACCCTCCGAGTATCGGCAACTGTGTCAGCTAGACCCGACTGTAGAACTAGCCGCCATGAAGGGCGCTGCCGATGCAGAAGTGGAAGCGTCAACGCAACTAAGAGATGCTGCACGGAATGGCGACTCCAAAGCGGCTCTTGCTATCCTGCAACACTCCCACGGTTGGGCTTCTGCTAAGGAGTCCACTAGGGTGGCGGTAGGATTGACGAACGCTGACGGGTCGGCTATGAATTTAGTCATAGGGTGGGAGGAGTAACTTGAAAGTCACCCTACCCTACAGACCACGAGATGTATTCAAACCCCTGCACAATCGAAAGGAACGCTGGGCGGTTGTGGTGGCGCATAGACGCGCAGGGAAGTCTGTGTCCTGTATTAATGAATTGATACGCGCTGCCTGTCAGGATGTGTCCGGTGATGGGCGCTATGGCTACATTTGTCCTTACTACTCCCAAGCCAAGCAGGTGATCTGGGATTACTGTAAGACGTTTACGAAGCCTATACCTAATATAAAGGTGAACGAATCGGAACTGCGGTTGGACTTTCCCAATGGGGCTAGGCTACAACTGTTCGGTGCGGATAACCCTGATCGGTTACGGGGGCTGTATTTTGATGGGATCATCGCGGATGAGTATGGCGACTGGAAGTCCTCCGTGTGGGCGTATGTTATCCGTCCAGCGTTAGCGGATCGGAAAGGTTGGGCGATCATCATCGGTACGCCTAAAGGAAAGAACGCCTTTTATGAGCGCTACGAGGCGGGTAAACAAGACCCGAACTGCTTTACCTTGATCTTGAAGGCTTCTGAGTCAGGACTGCTGGACGCGGAGGAGTTAGCTGAGCTTAAGAACGAACTGAGTGAGGACGCATGGCTACAGGAAATGGAGTGCAATTTCGATGCAGCGATACCGGGGGCGATATACGGTAAGGAGATGTTTGAGCTGGCTGAAGCAGGGCGGGTTAAGCCTTGTTATGATCGCTCGCTAAAGACCTACGCGGCGCTCGACTTAGGGTGGAGTGACGACACAGCAATATGGTGGTATCAGGTCGTGGGTCGTGAGCTACGGGTAATTGATTGCTACAGTAATTCAGGTATGCCTATCAGCCATTACCATGAAGTGCTGAAGGGGAGGGGTTACGACTACGGTGAATGGCTGTATTTACCCCATGATGCTAAGGCGAAAAGCTTGCAAACGGGTCGGTCTATTGAGGAGCAGTTCAGATCGCTAGGGTGGCGGCCGAGGATTGTACCTAGCGTCAGTTTAATGGATGGGATTCAGGCGGCACGTCTGACTTTGGCTGATTGTTGGTTTGATCCTAAGTGTAAAGAGGGAATGGAAGCCTTAACGCAGTACCAACGTGAGTACAATCTGGATAAGAAGGTGTTTAATGACCGTCCAAAACATGACTGGACAAGCCATTTTGCGGACGGATTTAGATATATGGCTCTAGCGTGGCGTGAACAGCGTCCTGAACCTAAAACTAAGAAAGTTAAGTACTGGCAAGACCAAACCTTGAACGAATTATGGGAATCTAGCACAAGAGCGCTAAAAAAGAGAATATAAGTATTGCTTTATTGAGAAAAACGGTATAATCGTGCAAACCTTTTCAAATGAGCGGCACGATGGCAGAATCAGAAGATAAACAATCAGCACAGCCGTGGCACGATGAGCTATCGCGCTATAAAGAAGTCTTTAAGAAGTGGACTGAGCGCGGTGAGAAGGTCGTAAAACGCTACCGTGACGAACGGAAAGACATTGAGGCGACTGATGCACGGTTTAATATCTTTTGGTCGAACGTACAGACGTTAAAACCTGCTATTTATGCAAGGCCGCCTAATCCTGAAGTATCCAGACGTTTTGAAGATCAGAACGATGTAGCCCGTGTTGCTTCTACTATATTAGAGCGAGTCCTAGCTTATGAAATTACTCAGTATCCTGATTTCCACGCTACTATTTCTAATGTGGTTGACGATCGCTTGTTACCCGGCCGTGGTGTGGCTTGGGTCAGGTATGAACCGATCATTGAGTCGGTTGAAGCTGAACCGCAAGTAACTAATTATCAGGAAATAGGTGAGGAGTACGCTGACACTAGCGAATCGTTAGACGAGAACGCGTTAGCTGGTGAAGCACCGGAACAGTTCGAGCGTATCTCAACCGAAACTACACCTGTCGATTACGTTTACTGGCAAGATTTTGCCCATCTACCTGCAAGAACGTGGGAAGAAGTCACTTGGGTAGCTAGACGCGTTTATATGTCGCTAGAAGAAGGAGAGGAGCGCTTTGGTGAAGTATTCAGCCAAGTGCCTTTGACTCATTCACCTGACCGTCAAGATGGCGAAAAAGAAACCACTAAAGCGTTAAAGAAAGCTGAAGTTTGGGAAATCTGGAGTAAGTCTGAAAAATGCGTCTATTGGATAGCGGATAACTATGATATTGTCTTAGACCACCGTAAAGACCCCTTAGAGCTTACTAATTTCTTCCCCTGCCCTAAACCTTACTTTGCAACAACTACGTCAGGATCACTCGTTCCTATCGCTGATTTCTTATTGTACCAAGATCAAGCGGATGAAATAGACGACCTAACCGGACGCATCAAGCATTTGACCAAAGCCATGAAGGTAATGGGTATTTATGCCGCTGACGAACCTGCTATTGAACGGTTGATGAAGGAAGGCAATGATGGTGTACTGATTCCGGTTAAGAACTGGGCGGCATTTGTTGAGAAAGGGGGTTTGCAAGGTGCTGTACAGTTTATGCCTCTTAGAGATGTGGCTGCCGCTCTGCAACAACTATATCAAGCCCGTGAGTCTTGCAAACAGATCGTTTATGAAACAACTGGCTTGTCTGACATCATGCGCGGTGCTTCTGTTGCCTCCGAAACCGCAACTGCGCAACAAATTAAATCACAATTTGCTTCACTTAGACTGAACAACATGAAAGATGACATGAGCCGATTTGCTCGTGACATCCTACGAATGAAGTCTGAGATTATCTGTTCTAAGTACCAAGCTGAAACTTTGGTACAAATATCAGGCATTATGTACACGCCTGACGCACAGTTTGTTCAACCAGCTATCGAAATGCTGAAGAACGAATCAATGCGTAATTTCAACATTGACATTGAAACTGACACCTTAGTTCAAATAGATCAGCAAACTGAAAAATCAAACCGTGTTGAGTTCTTAACTTCAGTTAGTTCATTCTTAGAGAAAGTGCTACCCGTAGGTCAACAACACCCTGAGTTAGTACCTTTGTTAGGTGAAATGCTACTGTTCGGTATTAGGGGCTTTAAAATAGGGCGTACTATAGAAGGTTCGTTTGAGCAGTTTGTCGCTCAAGCCACTCAAAATGAAAAAGCTAAAGCTGCACAGCCTCCTGCACCGCCTCCACCTACTCCTGAAATGATTAGAGCGCAAGCAGAAGTTCAAAATGCCCAAGCTAAAAATCAAATGGAACAAGTTAAACTCCAAACTGAGCAACAACTTGAAGCTCAGAAATTACAGTTTGAACAGTGGAAAGCTCAACTTGATTCTGACACTAGAGTATTGATTGCTGAAATGGGTAGTAAAACCAGCTTGAAACAGTCGGCTATGACTATTAATGCGTCTAAGGAACAAGAAGGCATATTAGAACTTAACGATAACGGTGACGAGCAACCAAACAGTGCTTTAGCAGGATTGATAGACGCTGTTAATCAAAACTATGCACAGATGATTCAAATGTCAACTATGCAAAATGAAGTCATGTTACAGAAACAAGCTGAAATGGTAGCTAATCTGTCGCGTCCTAAACAAATCGTTCGCGGTGCGGATGGCAAAATAATTGGAGTTCAATAATGGCGGTATCATTAAATACAACCTTGCGTAATAGCCGAGCTGATGCAATCACGACTTTTGCAGGTAACGGGGCTAAGTTAAGAATTTATACTGCTGGTGCAGTTCAAATAGTTGAGTGCGTTTGTGGCACTCCATTTGCAGGTGCGGCTTCAAGCGGGGTTCTAACTTTGTCAGCTATTGCTCAAGGTACAGCAGGCGCTACAGGAACTGCGACTAACGCAAGCATTTATAAAGCTGACGGGACTACATTAATAGTTAGCGGTTTAACCGTAGGCACGTCTGCATCGAATGTTAATCTTTCAAGTACTTTAATAACAACAGGTGATAATGTTGCTATATCTTCAGCTACGATCACTG